ATTCACCAGCTCTAACGGCTTGAGCCGGGCTTGAGTACCGTTTGTTATGCTTGAGCTTATGAATGACTGCGCCTTGCGTCCTGAGATGGTCAGTTAAAGCTGTTGGAGTCTGCTGTGTGATCCATATACGCTTCTGCTGCTCGATTGTACTGAGTTGCAAGACGTGATGCTTTGGGTAGTGCTTGTGTGCTATGTAGATGCACTGAGCCTTGATACCTGACTGTGCGAGTTGTGACTGTAGATAGATACTGTCGAGAATGCTCTCACAGAGAATCAATGGCTCGCTGTAATCTTGTAAATAGTCAAGCGTGGTTGACTGTCTTGCTGGGTGTCGTGCGAAATACACTGCGGTTGCGTGGTGCTGCTCAAAGATTCCGTCTAGTGACAGGGTTGAGCCTATCCCACGTCGTCTATAGGTCTGTTGGTATCCGTTACTGTCTGAGTGTGGCAGATATACGTAATCAGGTCTGAGCCTGAATCCGTTGGCTTGCGCTACGTCGGCACTGATAGCAAGGTTAGATAACAGCGCCTTGTATTGGTCAAGATGGTTCATGTCGAAATTATACCACTCTCAACACTGTATATCCATCCTATCGGTTTTCCACGATACGATCATAAACGCTGATTGATAAGATAGCGGCATCAACCAAGGAGAACGACATGAGAACAGACTTCGGCGAATATCAAACTTGTATAAGGCTATCCACTCGCTCGGTTATCGGCATTGGTCATACACCGGCTGAGTCACGTCGTAATGCCTTTGACGCGATAGAGCAGCGTAACCCCGACCTTGCTGGATTATGTGCCGTCATGAAGACTATGAAAGGCAATCCTGAGCGTATCAGTGCGGGGCGAAGAGCATGATAGGCGCGAGTGTGTCAGTGCTAATCCTGTGCGCTGTGGCAATTGCTATCAGCAAAGCATACGACGATAAGCCGCCTATCGCTGTTCAGTTTGTCAAGTGCAGCGGCGAGTGCGGCCGGGAAGTGATGCTAATCGGACGTAAACGTCGATTCGGTGAATGCGTGTTTTGCAAACAGTGTGAGTCAATAATCAAAGGAGCGTATCACGATGAAGAATGATAACGAACACCCAAGCGCGATAGAGTCCCTGTTAGCCGGTTTGCTGATGGGCATAGTCGGCATGAGCGTGATGTTTTACGGCTTTCTGCAAGCCACTGGAGGCCTGTGATGGGATGGAATCATAGCCACACGATTGAAGACGTAGATTGCGGCGCGCTGGGGTATCAAGACATAGATTGCGTGTATAACGCATTCCGTGGCGAAGAGCCGGGATTGTACAGCGAGGGTTGTGATGATGTTTTTGAAGTGACGTCGATCATGATTCACGGCCTAAATGTTGAGCTGATTCTGTCAGAGTCATGCCGACTTGAAATTATCGACTTACTCAAAGAGGACTTGCAACAATGACAAACGAAATAGACGAAATCAGATTTTTCCACGGCAAAGCCTGTGTTAGATGCGGATGCGAAGTCCGATACAGAGCCAACCGTCGCTGCCGTGATTGCCACATCAAGCTGATGAAAAAGGTAAACCTGACTCGACCCGTCAAAACACCCAAGCGTGGCGGTGCAACGTATCGTGGCAAGGAAAGCGTACCAAAGGAGATAATGCAGAGCATCGCTATCGGCAATTCTCTTTTATCAATGAGGTGGGCGTAATGACCGCAGGCGGGATACCTAGACTAGAAGCGGTAGCAGCACTGGATAACGCCGTAATGCCAAGCTCTCACAAGCTGCACCTGTGCAACAAAGCCGTAGCGGTTAACAAGGATGGCAGTCTTAAGCTGACGTGGTGCGTTACCCGTGAGGATGGCGCTAGGCTTACTCCTTGGATGAGCTACAAAGGAGCAGAGCAGCAAATGGGCAAGATGATAGCGGAGAGGATCATATGAAAATGACACAAGAAGCACGATTACTGCAATGGCTGGAAAGCGGAAAAGGTATCGATCCGCTGACAGCTTGGACTGAGCTTGGTATCTATCGTGTCGCTGCGAGAGTGAACCAATTACGTGACCGTGGGCATAACATCAAGACTGACAAGAAGACAGTGTTTAGCCGCTTCGGTGACAAGGCTATAGTGGCTTGGTACACGCTGGCTATTGATTGTGGCACTAGCTAGAGTATAATCTAGCGATGCCGAAAGGCGTTTGCTCCCTCTGGGCTTACTTGGTTGCTCTTGTAAGTGTTCCCCACAGACGACCAGAGGGGGTAATCTTAATTTGTGGGATTATGTGGGATTTGCTATGCACCATTACCAGCACAATATCAAGACATTCAACCATGCTACGCGGCATTTAACACGTGTTGAACGTGCGTTGTACAGAGACCTAATAGAACTCTACTACGACACTGAGCAACCGTTACCAGCGGATAACTTTAGCAAGCTATGCAGGCTTGTATTGGCTCATTCCGATGAAGAAAAGCAGGCTTTGCAGGCAATCCTTGATGAGTTTTTCATCTTAACCGGCGTTGTCTACACTCACGATTATTGCGATGGTCAGATAGAAAAATACCATGCAAATTCAACAAGTAAGGCTAAAGCTGGCAAGGCTTCAGCGGATGCAAGGAAAGCAAAAGAAGAACAAAGACAAGCACAACGTAAACAGACGATCAACACGTGTTCAACAGATGTTCAACTAACCAGTAACCAAGAACCAGAAACCAATAACCAAGTAAAAGATATTGCACCCGCTAAAGCGGTCGCAGTGATTAAGCCTAAAAAATCAGATGGTCGTGAATTGCTAAACACAATACCAGACCTGCATGCTCAGGTAGCAGACGATTACATGACGGCAAGGAAAACCAAGAAAGCAGGTGCGCTAACAAAAACATCACTAGCTATGATTGAGAAGCAAGCCGCACTAGCCAACATCACTACAGCTCAGGCAATAGCGTTCGCCGCCGGTAAGGGTTGGGTAGGGTTCATGGCTTCATGGTACGAAAAGGAAATCAGTGGCGAGTACGGGAAGACACATGCAGAGCGAACACAGGATTATAAGGATAAGCAGGCGGCGGAGTTTTATGCGCCATTGCTTGATATGACCGACGAAGAGCGCAAGGCATGGGGGCTGTGATGGATACTCGAAAGATTGACCAATTCTTTAGGCTTATCCGAGGGGTGTATGGAGCTGCCAAGTTTTCCAGCCAATTCCCTACTGACTTGGATATTCAAGCAGCAAAGACTCTATGGGCTGAAGAGATTGGGAAACATACGCCTGAAGAATTAGCGCAAGCGATAAAAAACGCTCAGAGAATGGCGGCTAACGGTCTTGAAGAATGGCAATGGCTGAACATTGGAATGATATTGTCAGGCGCTAAACGATACGGCACAGCGGCGCACAGACCATTTTTACCAGCACCAGAGAGAAACGTACCACCACCAAGCGAACGAGCTGCAATCATGCAGAAACTAAGACAAGAGGCTGGATTATGAAAACAGGAAATTGGGTTTTATGGGACGGTCAAAGATTCCAGGTTCTTGTCGAGCTTGATGATGAATACGTCTACCTTTGCACTGGAGAGGATAGCGCGGCACTTGTTCACGTTTCAGAGTTACAGATTATCCAGTAGTCATGGGCAGACGGTCTAGCATTAGTCAAATAGGTGTAAGTACTAAGTGTGCAGAGGCGGCCAGTGTGGATAATGACGTATAACCCTGCGCTAACGGGCAGCCGAAGGCTGTCCAGCGAAGAATGAGCGCCGTTGAGCGCGTTGTTATATGGCTAAAGGAGATTATATGAGCGTGATTTGTAGAAATACCGGAAGCCGGCAGGAAATAGAGTGCATAAACTGCGATTGCGGTCTTGTAGTCTATTTGCATACATTAACGCCAACAGCAAAGACAATGACATGGAATGAGTGGAAATCTGCTGGTGGGTGTGGACTTTCTATGCGGGCAGATGGAGAGCTGCACAGAAGTGGTGTATTAGAAAAGCCATTGCATATACAAAACCCACCGCTTGGAGATATTGCGCGTGGGTCTGTACTTGCTGAACGCGAGATTGCAAGATTCGGCACCATGAATCTAGGGATGGATAACTGGTCTGTGCGTGAAGCCATATAACCCTGCAATAAGCGGCTAGTCCGCTTGATTGCGTTGTTATGCGTAAACCACTGGAGGATATTATGGCAAATATACAGCACGAACTTTACACAATGCGCGGTGCTATCACTGACAAAGATCAAGCGCGAATTATTAACAAGGTTATCTTTGAAAGAACAGATATTGAAGTTGAAGAATTGAAAATGGAAGCATTCTGGCTGGAGAAGATATGTTCAAAGCATTGTGTAACAGATTTGCTCAGTAAAATAGGGTTGCAAATCTCTCAGGATTTTAGAGCAATGCGATTAAATTACGGGCTTAATCATGCGCTACGCTATTACGGCGTTGACGCATAACATGAGTTATACCCCACAGTGACGTATATCATCCGATATGGCTACAAAAGCACCAAAGCCTAAGACGTGCCGCGGGTGTCTCGCTGCTTTCACGCCTGATCGCATCGGGCAGAAAGTATGCGGGTACAAGTGCGCTGGTGTGTTTGCAAAGCTAGAGAGCGAGCGCAAGTACAAAGCACAGACGGCGGTGATGAAAAAGGCGCTGCTTGACGTGGATAAGGCGCATTGGGCAAAGAAAGCGAGAGAGGCGTGTCATGCGTATATCAGAGAGCGAGACAAGCATCTGCCTTGTGTGTCATGCGGGAGGCATCATAACGGGCAGCACCATGCCGGGCATTACAAGCCGTCTCATGTTAATTCAGCCTTGCGATACGACGAACGAAATATATTTAAGCAGTGCGCCCCGTGCAATACGCACTTGTCCGGCAACTTGGGCGAGTATCGGAAATCACTGGTTGTGCGCTTAGGCACTGAAACGGTTGAGTGGCTTGACGGCAATCACGAGATAAAGAAGTGGTCGCTGGAAGAGTTGAAAGCAATCGAGGCGCACTACAAAGATAAGATAAAGCAATTGCGGAAATCCACTATATAGCGCCATCCGAGTATATGGATAATAAGCAAAACACACAGGAGAACGCCATGCTTAGAAAGTTGATTGAAGAATACGAAGACCTGGCATACGAAGCCGGTAATTTTACTGATGATGCCGCATTAGCACGCGCTAGAGCATTCACGCAAGCCGCTGAGATGGCGCGCAATTACGTCCTGTGCGATACGTGCAAAGGTAGCCGAGTAGTTACGATATTCGACTATGACGGTCATGGTAGTGATGCAGACGACCAGCCTTGTCAGGAGTGTTCGCAATGAACGATTACCCATTTAACCGAGTTGTATTAGAAATAGTGGAGCTGCTCCAAGACTTGCGAGCGCAAGGTATGGCATTTGTTTTCACTATCAACAGTTCAGGTTCTTTTGACTTGTATTTGTTCAAAAGTGACTCGCACCGGGACGCATGGATTGAACGCTCAGAGGATGCGCTGATAACCGTACACGTTATGGACGGTGACGTGGAGGATGCGCTGGAAGTGTTTGACAAGCTGATAGCGTATAAAGAGCCGTCAGAGTTTGATTGGCTAGAGCATAGAAACGAAAAAGCAGAGTATGAGGAAGAAAGATAATGAGCGTACTACACACGATTCAAACGCAGCTAAAAGTCGGCAAGGGAAACCGTAACGAGTTTGGTAAATACAACTATCGGAATTGCTCGGATATTCTCGAAGCAGTAAAACCATTGATGCCTGAAGGCTTCTACGTGACTCTCTCAGACGATATTGTCATGGTGGGCGATAGATACTACGTCAAAGCCATAGCAACGCTCACGGATGGGAAGACAGCGTTTACAGTGACAGCGTTTGCACGTGAGAGCTTCGACAAAAAAGGCATGGACGATTCACAGATTACCGGAGCAACATCGTCATACGCTCGCAAGTATGCGCTTAACGGACTGTTTGCGATTGACGATACGAAAGATGCTGACAGCATGGATAACAGCGACCACAAAGGCAAGCGCGATATAGAAGTCAGGGACGATAACGAGTACCAGGCGTTAACTGACAAATGGATCGATAGCCTAGATTGTATCCGTGATGCTCTGAAACAAGAGGATTACTCGACAGCAAAAGAGGCTTGGAATGAAGTAGACAACGACGTGAAGATACGGCTATGGAAAGCGCCAAGCAAGGGAGGATGGTTTACAACTAAAGAGAGAGAGCAGATGAAAAGTAACGATTGGTCGGCGGCTTTATGAGTTGCTACTATGAAGTAAAGTCTGTAACAGCGGGAAGCATAAAGGATTTCTTGCAATACAATCCTGAAACAGGTGTTTTTGTTTGGACGAAACGAATGGGCGCTACGGTTAATGTTGGTGATGTAGCAGGATGCTTGCATAAAAGTGGGTATATAAGAATAAATATCAACGGAAAACTATATTCAGCGCATAGGATTGCTTTCTTATATATGGATGGGTCTATGCCGGATGAGTGCGTTGACCATATTAACCATGATAGATCGGATAATAGATGGTTAAATTTACGTCGCGCTACATACTCTGAAAATGGCAAAAACCAAAATATAAGTATTTTAAATACAAGTGGTTTTACTGGCGTGCATTTTAATAAATATGCCAATAAATGGCAGGCAAGGATAATGTCAGGTGACAAAAGAATAACACTAGGTAGCTTTACAAATAAAGAGGATGCAATTTCATCTATACAAGCTGAAAGAGTAAAACACGATTACCATCAAAACCACGGGAGTGCAGCGTTATGAGCCAATACGACAATAATTTAACCGGCGTTTTATTTCTGAATGACCGGAAAGAAACAGAAAAACATCCAGACCGCAAAGGTACTTGCGAGATTGAAGGCGTAGAGTATTGGGTAAGCGGATGGGATAGGCAGACCAAGCGAGGCGATACTATCAGCCTGAAGTTTGAGCCTAAGAAGAAAGCGGCTGCTATTGTTGCAGCACCACCGCAAAATGATGCGGATTTCGAGGACGATATACCTTTTAATTAAGCCCCTTTTAATGTATAGTTACCTTCGGGGCAGATAAATAGAGGGTGTTACAGTGACTATACAGAGCAAGAAGTGTTTTAAGTGTGAAGCCATTAAGCCATTAGAGGATTTTTATAAGCATCCAATGATGGCTGATGGTCATGTAAATAAATGCAAGGAATGTAATAAGAAAGATGTATCAAAGAATTACTTTAAAAATCACAAGTATTATAGGGATTATGATAATGCAAGATCGAATAGCCCTAAAAGAGTGGCAGCTAGGCTGGAATACCAAAAAACCGAGGCTGGAAAAATATCGGCAAATAAAGCTAAAAATAAATACATCAAGAAAAACTTAATAAAATATCTTGCGCATAATCTTGTTCATAGTCATGTTAGAGATAAAAAGATCGAAAAACTGCCATGCGAGGTATGCGGCTCTACTTACAGGATACACGGTCATCATGATGACTATTCAAAGCCGCTTGATGTTAGATGGCTTTGTGCTGCTCACCACAGCCAATGGCATAAAAAACACGGTGAAGGATTAAATGCAAATTAACTTCTGAGGGCTGACTAATGCTTTTATGCAAAAACGATAGTAAATATGCAACTAAAACACGCGATGGGAATATCCCGCACCTTAACGCCCGCATCGCAGGATATGACCTGACTATGCCGGTTAAGATGGCAATTAAAGGCAGCCAAGAACCAATAGCAGTAACCGATAAATACGGATACGTTTATGCTTTACCCGGCGGCAAGACAATCAACCTAAACGGAGAAATAACATGAAAAACTTGATACTCGATATTTACACCGGACTGATTTACTTGATGATGATTCTCGTGATTGTAGCCGCCTCGATTGGTGGTGGCAACCTTCATGGCGGTATCGGCATGGCATTAGGGTTTGTCGGTTCACTGATATTTAACGCGCTATTTTTTGGCTTGCTACTGTTGTTTATCGACATGCGCGAGAGCCTGAAGGCTATCCGTGAGTCTATGGAAACGCCCTGCGAGTGAATGTTTATCAGCACTTGTCGTATAACCGCCGAATTGAGCGGCGTTGAAAACGTCCGCTCGAATGAGTTGTTATAAACCAACAGGAGATTTTATGAGCAGCATATTATTGCAAGCACTACGAACCAGAGAAACAGGAAACAGGAAGCCTGTGCGGTGCAAACTAGAACCAGTGAACATCACTGCATCACAGTTTCACGCATTAGACATTAACGAGCGTGTGGAATTTGAATTGAGCGCAACGGTGTCGGTAAGGTTTTACGCCAAACGACGCGGGGACTTTGAATACGCAAAGCAGAATGCGATTAGAGTGCTGCAACAGGCCATGTACGAGGACGCGCTTTCTTTAGCTGCCAGAATGCGTAGCGCAGTGTACTCGGACGAGCCAGAAGAATTGCTTTCTTTGATAGGCGAGCTGGAGCGCGCAATTGGTTTATAACACCGGAATTAACGCGAGAGCGTAGCGAGTCGCGTTGAATGACTTGTTATGCGTAAACACACTAAAACAGGTAAATAGATATGGCATGGTCGAAAGTTGAAGGAAAAGCAAAGCCGCACTATGGCGTAATGCTTTTGTGCGCATGGAAATCAACCACTAAATCTGGGTCATATTTTTATGACGTGCTGACACACTGGCCGGATGGGACGTGGACAGATGATGCGGATGATGTTGTAGAGCATGACGAATTACCGGATTACTGGCAGGCGATAAGCCAGCCTGTTGACGCATAACCCAGAGCTAACAGGTGAGCGAATGAACGAAGTGAATGAAGCGAGTCCAGCGAGTGTAACGAGCGATGTTGAGCGCGTTGTTATACGGCGTTTTTGTTTAGGGGATGCTATTTTAGCGATGATGATTGTTATTCCTATAACACTTATATTTACAGGGTTTACAGTTTTTCATGCTGCGTTTTTCTTTACATCCTTTATCGGGTACGCTGGTTATGTGTACGGGGCAATTACATGGCGAGACTTTAGGTGGTACGCCGACGTATAACCCTCGCATAAGGGGCGCGTAGCGTCCACCTTGATGCGGTTGTTATACGTCAAATTATTTATTAATGAAGAGGCAGTTTATATGAGTAGCACAAAGGAAAAAGTGGGGAAGCTAGACCTTAATTTGCGCCACAAGAGCGGCATGACAAGTGATGAGTTTATTTCAAAATACTGCAAAGTGTTCAGTGAGTACGCATACGCAACGCGCGACGAGAGCTTGAATGAGTTTGAAAAAGAGATAACTCATGTGCTGGGTATGTATATTTACTACCGCAGATTCTGTGAGATTCTTGGGTTCGCTGGCATTGATGAATTTGATCCGCGTGACTTTGTGTGGAAATTCGAGGATGCGCAGAAGGCGGAACAAGAAGCCAATCTTGAGAGAGCCAAGCAGTTACTGACTGCTGCTGGCATTGACGTATAACCCTGCAATAAGCGGCTAGTCCGCTTGATTGCGTTGTTATGCGGATTTTAATTTAGAGGTTAATATGAAAGAAAAAGACTTAGATTATTTTCATGGACATGGGCGCATTGAGTACAACACTCCCGCGTGGCTTTTTACTGCGCTGGATCAAGAATTTCACTTCACCGTGGACGGCGCGGCAAGCAGTGAAAACGCGAAGTGTAAGCGATTTTGGAGTATTGAAGATTGTGCCTTAGCAAAGGATTGGGTAGATGAAGTTGTATTTTTGAACCCGCCATACGGGAAAGGTATTACCGGGTTATGGGCAAAAAAGGCGTACATGGAAAGCAAAAAAGGCGCTTCCGTGGTGATGGTTGTTCCTGTTCGCGCAGATGCTAAATGGTGGCATGACTTCGCCATGAAAGGCGAGGTGAGGCTGTTCAGAAACAGGTTGAATTTCGACAACGACCACGGTGCAAAACATTACGCACCATTCGCAACTGCTGTGATTGTTTTTCGCCCTTACCAGCACCGGATTATCTCAATGCCAGAAGTACGGGATCTTGGGTTTGGTGCATAACACTATTTATACCCCACAGTGACGTATAACATCCTTATTAGCAGAGATTACGACAATGGAAATAGATGTAGAAAAGACTTTATCATTTATCCGCACGAATGCGAGAGACTACGCGATTGCAAAGAGTGACCGCGTGTATCTTGAGCAATTCCGCAAAAGCAAGAAGGCGTTGCTGATAAACGAGGCGGAGCAGAAAGGGATTAAAACGGGGCTTGAGAGAGAAAGTTACGCCTATGCCCATGATGATTATCTCGCGCTGCTAACTGCGCTACAGATAGCCGTAGAGAAAGAAGAATATCTGAAACTTATGATCGCGGGATGCCATGCCAAGATTGAGCTATGGCGAACAAGTCAGGCAAACGCAAGGGCAGAAAGAACAGCGTACGGGGCATAAGCATAATGACCGCTATGGCACGTTGCATCCGAGGGCTTTGGTCGGCACTAACGCAACGGCTGGTTCGATTCCAGCGCGGTTAACTAAACAATGCTATTTCTTCTTCTCTTCGTCTGACAAGACCTGGCAATACTTTCCCGCCGCCTTTATTCCATCTGCGGAACTGTTCAGCAATAGATTCGGCATCACTGCCTTCATTGATAACCTTACGCAAGGTAGACGACCCAAACGCATTGGCCCCTATGTTGTAAGCTAAATCAGTGCAAGCGGCTAATAGCCCGCTGGCTTTAATGTCAGGGCAGTAGTGCAAGACGCTTTGCTGGAATGAAGCTAAGAGTATTTTTGTTTCATTCAGCGCTTCTTCTTTGCTGATAGGTTTATCGAGCATCGTCACCCGCTTGCCATTGGAATAGCGTGTTAATCCGTAGCCAATAGTAGGGACTTTAGCAGGACATAGATAAGGCTCGGCGCTGAATCCTTCATGCTCAATGCACAGCTTGAGAGTGAGTTCTAATGCCGCGCTTTTCTGATCGGGCTGCATCAAGCCACCCCTTTTATCTTTTCTAGTGATCGCATTCCGCCAATGCCCAGCATCCCTAAAAGCAGCGGCATCATCTCGCCAGTGTTAGCCATTGATAGCGTTACAGAATAGCCGGCAAGCGCGCATACTAGCTTGGCAATAGGCAGGCCAACCCAATTCCAAGCGCACCCGGCGCCACAAATCCAGCCAATAGCAGGACGCCAACCTGATACGAAAATACTGTCGCTGGCAGCTTCTACTTTGTTTATATCGGTCTGAGCCGTCATTTCAGCTAATTGACCAGTTTGCTGTAGCTTGAGCAATTCCAGCTTGGCGGCATCTCTCTGAACGGGATCGGGGAATAGCTTGTCAATAACCTTCCCGCCAAGGTCTAATGCCGCTGTGATAGGGTCAAGACTCATTGGGAGCCCCCTGCTGGGGACGTGTTTATTATATGAATAACAGCCGTTACTACGGTATGCCCTACCCATGCTAGTAAACTGATCCCTGTTCCAACCGCAGCAACTACGGTAGTACCAACAGCGGCGTCGATTATCTTAGCTCGCCTGTCGCGTCTTTCTTGGCGCTGGCGCATTTCTTCATTCTGCAACTCAAGATATTCCTTGAGTAACGGGATATGGTCGCTGAGAAACGTATGGTGATCCCTGTGAACTTCAGCACTGATAGAAGACCGTTCCGAGAGAACTTCTCGGATACAGTCTTTTATGATATTAGGTTCCATTGACCTATCAATTTACGATAGTTATATCGCTGCTGAGAGTTGCAAGGTCAACATCATCAGCAAGAAGCACAACAGCTAGGAAGTTATGACTAGGAATAACCAGTAGCCCCGCAATCGTTTCAGCGGTGGCATTGCCGTCAATCATGGTAAAATCACCGGCTAATTCTGTCACTCGCTGGTCGCCAACCTTGATGGATTGCGTCAGTTGGATGTATGCCTTGCTCATAAATACTCCCTATTTGGTATATCGGAAATTACGTATCCATTTAACCACAAAAAAAGCACACTATAAAGTCGTACCCACAGGAGAATTGCCATGAAAATCAACAGAACCGGAAGTATCGCTTTGTTCATGTTAGGTCTTATTCAGATACTACTTATCTGCCACGTAAGATTCGCCATACTGTCTTTATGGGAAGTAAACGCCGGAATTATCACAGCCATGCTAATGATAGTGGCAAGCCGTGAATGGCTGGCTATTTCAGCAAGCTGCCTATTCTTCGCTATCTTAAACAGCCAGAAGTATCGGTCAGACACGTTCCTGCCGATCATGTCAGACATAACCGTTATGACGCCAAACGAGCATTTAGTCTGGATTGTAGCGGCAGTTATTACGGCTTTAATAGCCGTAATACAAGCTAGACGCCGGTAGGCTGACCAGCGGCTATCCATTCTTCACGAGACAAAGGGGAGTAGCCTTGCGATTCCATAGCATTTACATATCTCATGTAGTTTGCCTGTGTAATAACGTCGGTAGTATCGCTTTGGCTATTGCGGTTGTCTTGGTATGACCTTAAAGCGCCTACTATTTGGCTTAAATCTGGCATTTTATGTTCCTCTATTGTCCACGGTTATCAATCCACCCAAGTGTAAGTATAGATTGCTGGGTTGTATTTGGGTGAGCGCCAACCGATAGTATAGCGTGAACCCGCGATGAATTATCAACCAAGCAGTTTTGTATTACGTTGCCATACGCAGCAGAAGAAGCGTATCTTATAACAGAAATGCTCTTATCTGTTATTGATGCTGGGGTATTTACGCTGCTAAGTTTCCCGTGGATGGTATATGAATTAGTGGAGGTTTGAAGTAGCGAATAAGCGAATATGCCAACGGTGTTTGGCGGGGCAGACGTAGTGGCAAGTATGTAATCAAGAGAAGAAGCACTCACGTTGCTGATAGGCGAGTCAAAAGTAAAAACATCGCCAGCTTGAGTAAACTGTGTGATAACCCCAGCAACAGAACGAATATACCCTATACGCCTTTTACGTACATAACCAGCAGGAGTAGTGTCTGCCAGCAAGTTTACCGCGTTAATGTCAGTGTCAAAGCCAATGTCGGCTTCTCCAGTTGTCTTCATAACAATGAATACGCTGTATATTTGAGTGCCTGACACAGCAACAGAACTAGCTCTGCCGCCTAATGGGGCAGCAGGGGTTCCACCTTCTGCCCAGCTTGCTGTGAGATTTTTCCCCATAGCTGTAGCAATAGTGCCGTACTGGTCATTAGTTAAGTTCGTCGCTGTACCAGCGGAAATATCAAGGACATTTGATAGCGTAGCGTTATTTGATAGTCTTAATCCACCAAGGTAGTTAAGATTCGCGATGGCATTAGCGGAATTAACCCATTCGGTGCCATTATAATACTCAATCAGGCTCAAAGTGCTATTAAAACGAGTGTCCCCTGCCGCTGGCGCGCCAGGTCTTTGCGCTGTAGTTCCAACGGGTATTTTTAGCGCAGCCGTTCCGCCAAGTCCAAATGCCCCCGTCATCATTACACGATTAGCAGTTGAATCTGTTGGGGACGTTTGAATGTTTTTTGTTATTACGTCGCCGGGGTCAGCCCCCATCGCTAACGTGTTGCCCGTAGTATCAGCCCATAGAGCGATAGTCCCGACTGTTGTAGCGGTAGCTGGCCCGCTAACATCACCTATAGCCACCCCAGCAATAGTTGGCGCCACGGGGAAATTCCATACACCAGTAGATAAGTCGTACTCAGTTGAGTAACGCAAAGCGCCGCCTGACGGATTATAGCTTCTGAAATAAACCGAATCATCTGGAATAGTCGCCTCGATATTGAACCAGTTATTTCCTGTATCTTGAATCTGTAATCCAGCCCACCCAGCAGAATTTGGATCACAGTTCTCAACAACTCTTGGCTGAGCCTTAGTAATAACCACGTTGCCGGTTACGTTAGGAGTCGATGCCGACATAGTAGCTACCCATCCGCTTGTAGCATTACGTCCATACACCAACGGGCCAGCGGGAGCTTCGTTAATACTTTGTGAAGAGCCAAAAAGATATTGTTGTCCGGCGCTGCTAATAATAGCGGTAGTACCCGGTGTAACAAAATCAGTGGCGTCTTTCCTTGCGATGATCTCACAAATCAACACCCCACCACGAAGGCTGGAAGCAGGTTGATAAGTTGACCTATCAAGCGTTATATAAGATATGGCTTCAGCAACAGAGGCGTACTCGGTTTGACCGTAAGCCCAAATATAATAACCGCCAATCCAATACAGCCTATGGATAGTGGCATTTGCAGCGCCGGTTAATGCGGTAACTACACCAGCCGCACCAGGATCATAATTTGTCAAAGGAGCTGACTGAATAACAGCGCCAAGGGTAGAATCTCCAGCTAAAGCCCTAAACTGAACCCCGACTTGTTCAGAAGTAATATGGAAGTTAGGCGACGTTGAGGAATCGCGTTGCGCGCCAGCCATGAAAATAGCGCCTTGCGCCACGTCAAGCCGCAACGGAACAGTGGCGTTTCCGGTAACGCGCCCGCCAATAGCTAGTTGGTTGCCTAAAATATAGGTAGTGTCTCTAGCAAGATAAGTATCGCTGTTATAAATAGCGGGAGATGTTATAGCGTGAGTAGCAGCGCCAGATATATGAGTAACCTGCCCTAATAATATGCAAGTACGCAATAAGTCGGGTGACGCAATACCAGGTTCTTGTCTGATAGAACCATCGGAGTTAACTAACAGCGTAGTGATAAATGAACCGCTGGCAACATATATCAGCGGCAGTGTTTGAGCATCCCAAGATACTTGAACGCTGGTCATTATGCTGTTTGCCCCAGGGGTATTGATATACCCTGTTCCCGCTGGAATCCCTACGGTTGTACTGCTTGGCAATGTTATCGACGGGTACACTCCAGAGCTGGGTCTTGTCCATCCACTGACAGCACTAGCGTCTAAATGGTCAGAAGCCCCGGTAGACACAGAAGAAATCAGAAAAAACTTGCCAGCGGAATAGTATGCTAGGTAGGTGTTATTAGCTACCAGCGCGTTAGCCGGTAGCATATTACCAAAACCGTCAACTACGGTCTTTGCCGGTAGCGTTCCGATTGCAAGCGAAACATCGCCCGTATTATTGGCTGGCTGTGTCCAGCTAACAGTCATGCCGTTTGAATAAGCTATCGGGGCGCCCGCCATAGTGCCAGTAAGGTTAGTACCGGACGCGCTGGAAAGCGTTACTTTTTCAACTCTGCCGTCTTGGGCTTGTCCAAGGGTTACGTATTGGTTTTTTCCTGTCGCGTCTGACGCCCCAGTATGGCGCCATCCAGCCATAGGTAAATTATTTATAGGATCAGTTGAGCCATCGGCGGATATGCTTCCCGTTAAAGCGCCGGCTACATCGTTAAGCGTAGTATTAGCCCAAGTTGACTCTATTACAGTTCCAGTAACTACAGGGTTGCCCGCTGGCAAGTTGTATGTTCCATTAGAATCTCTAGGCATTATTTTTTCCCCATATAAGGCGCGGTGTAAGTAGTATTGCCAGCCCGCAATGCGTCAGCAATTATACGGCTAAATTTGTCATTCTGTGCTGATTTTACTGCACCGGCAGCAACAGGCAATCCTAACAGCCACGGGTGTCCTGCGCCAATGCCAGCAGCGGCAGCAAGACCGCCAACAACACCCTGACTACTATGCTCAGTATCAAACGGAGCGATATAATCAGGCTTGGCTTTAGCTGGCAGAGTTCTCTCAAGATCAATCAATTCCTGCCTTGCATCACGCGCCCCGCCTTTAGCGTCAAGACGTTTACGCATTGACCTTGTATCGAACCCCTTGCTAGGGTCAAAATCAGCGCCTTTCATCTTGCTGCCCAATGCGTATTGGTCGCGCAATGTACTGATAGCTTCCCGCTGGTCATCAGGAATAGCAGCATTGAAAGAATCATCAAGCTTGTCTTTCATTGCCATTAACTGCTCACGGTACAAGCCTTTTGCGTCGGTAAGGTGGTCGTTTATCTCAGAACGCAAAGTCTTATAGATACCACCGGATACCGAGCCTTTAGTATCAGCCGCTTCTTTGATTCTGGTTGTAATAGACTTGATACGGTTAGACTCATCAGTAGCCAATCCGCCTTTAGTCGCCATTTTCTCAAAATCAGGCACGATAGTATCAACCTGCATTTTCACAGGCTCTATCAAATCACCGTACTGCTTGCCAACAGCGCGGTGCATATCTTCCATATCGAGCTTATCAGTAGGAACATGGTCAAAACCTGCACGAGTAGCCAGCTTTTTCTGACCTTCCTTAATCATTGCATCACGTTCAACATTTGCAGCGTCAGCACGCAAAGCAGCAGCTAGCTTTTCAGCTTCAACACCGGCTTTGCCAGCAGCGTTTCTAGCTTGTAACCGTTTGCCAGCAAGGAATGGCGTGTAGTCAAGAATCACGTCAGCCGCTTTCTGTATTGGCTTAGACTTCAGAGCCGCACCACCGATAGGCATCATAGCATTCAAAGCAGCATTCATAGCCATGTTTTTACCGACAGACTCACCTTCTACTGTTGGCATTACTGCTCCTGTAGCAGCGCCTAGAGCAGCTTCTAGCCCCATCAACTTGACAAGCGCAGCCAGTTTACTGGCAGCCGCACCAGCCTGACCAACTTTACCAATAGCGCCAGCAGGGACAGCCAACATAGCGGCATTTCCCGCTAGGCTACCAACAATGCCACCAGCAGAGCTATTTACTGGCTCCATGCGTCTACGACTATCAGCCTCGGATTCCTGAACTTCAGCAAGCAATTGCTCGTCGCCAATAGCACGAGCAGCAAGCCCTTTCAGCCCACGACCAGCGCCGACAAATGTATCAATGTATTTGATTCCAGCATTCTCAAGGAAACTGTTATCTGCCTCAATAGCGTTGTTTAATCTTGCGCGTTCAGCATCAGGGTTGAATGGTTTTACAGTAGATGGAGGAGCTGCTTGCGCTTTTTTAGCACGAGCCATAGCCGCCAATTTACGGGCATCTTCAACATTACCCGCAGCATCGGCTTTTCTCAGTGCATCCATTATCTCTGCATATTCAGCCATCAGCGATACCTCCCTAGCAGCATTTCTTCATCATCCTGCCCATCATCAGCCTGAGCATCTTGTGGACTGGCTGTGAGTGGAACACCGTAAGCACCATCTCTTGCTTTCTTGAGAATATCACGGCGCACTTTGATATAGTTTTCCATGTTCGCACGACTGTCCCCAACTTTAGGCTTAAGACTCAAGGCAAGTTTAATATCTTTATCAGAAGCAGGGAACAGTTTAGCCACAACGTCAAAGGATTGTTCAGCGCCCATTCTATCCAACTGAGCCGCTAGTGGAGATGTTTTATTCTGCGCTGCTTGCCCTGCAATACGGCTTAGAACACCGGCAGATTCAGAATTTCCGGTTTCCTTGATAGCGGGAAGCCAAGTAGATTGCATAGGAGAAAATAGCTCTTCCTCTGAGCGCGGGTCTTTCAATATCGCTTCATAATCATTGGACTCTGTTTCCATTTTTACCAGTGCTTGTTCAGGTGATAAAATAATGTTGCCTTTCTTATCACGCTGTACCGCATTAGGGTCAGGTGGCAATTTACCACGCTGCGCGAGCTTCCAAGACGTGTAACCTTCAGGGTCACGACGGTAGAACTCTGCTTCTGTTTCAGCTCTATCACTGCCACCGCCAGGCTCTTTCAGCGAGGCTTTGTAAGCACGCTCTTCTTCAACACCTTGGCGCAATGCGTCGTACTGGTCTTGGGTAATCTGACCTTGTAACAGAGCCACTTTCGCCATAGCAGGATTGTTGCCTAGAGTCTGATAAAGCTGCCCCATGCTCAAGCCATCTTCCTTGCCATTGCCCATCTTGCTAAAGACGCGAGGATCAACACCTAATTGCTGCAGCCTAATCATCTTAGTGGAATCCATTTCTGTGCCATCATTTATAGTCTCATCAATCATTGACTGGCGCTTTTGCTCGCTATCTATCTGTGATTGCTCATCCATCACCATAGAAGCGGCTGATAAAGCATCCTTAATCTGATTCCACTGTCTGCCTTTGCTGTTAGCAGTATATTGGGTCGGCGCGGCGCCAAACCCCTGCATAACAAACGTCTCAGGAGAACGCTCAGAGTTGCCAATAGCGCGCCCTAGAGTACGCAAAGCAGTAGCGGTGCGCTTCTTATCAAGACCGAAAATGTTGTCAGCCATCAGTGTTTCCCCTATAAACCAAGCCAGCCTTTAATGTCAGCACCAGCAGGCCCACCTTTAAGATAGTATTCAAGTGATTTCTTGAAATCGAAATCATCACCGCCACCAAGCACAGTTTTCAAATCACCTTCACGATTGCCATGTTGCATCTGATAGGCTTCATTGCCACCAGCAGCGCCTACAATAGCACCAATCGGGCCACCTAAAGAGAATCCCGATGCGGCGCCAGAACCGGCAGCGCCTAACTGACCGCCAAGGTTGCCTTTATCCCTGCCTTCGACGCCCTGTTTTTGACCCATCGCATTAGTGAAATCAAGCGCAGTTTTAGCAGCGCCAAGGTAAGCAAGCCCTTGTCCCATAGCGCCTGTAGCGCCACTTCCTGCACTACTAGCGCCACTCGCACCAGCGCCACTCGCGGCCCCAGCACCGCTAGAAGCGCCGTCTGCCAGCCCTGCGGCTTGTACTGACGAGTTACCACTGTTAAAGAATGATCCAGCATTACCGGCGGACGAAGCGGCATTTCCACCGCTAAACATGTCATACATGTTCTTCCCGTTGCTGTATAACTGCATTCCGCTTTGTAGCGTTTGCATAGGATTTGCTTGTGGAGTGGGCATGTACATCTGCGGATTATAGCCAGTCGCAAAATTGGAAGAAGACCCAACTTTTCTACCGCCACCATGCATCCCACCGCTAGAGCGCAAAGCTGCGGCGCGTCTAGCATTATGGGCGTTTAAGTCATTGCCGTATTGTTCCATCATCGTCACCACTTACCAGAAGATTGTTGTTTAGCGTTGTATTGACCCATATTCGCTTCATATTGAGCCTGACCAGCTTGTGCCATCTGAGAGCCATTATAACCAGTAGACCCCGCGTAGCCTTGGAGCGTCGGGCTATAACCTTGCGCCATACCTTGTGCCGCCTGCCCCATCTTCCACGGCATTTCGTACGTGTTCTGGTACTGACCATAGTTCTGGTCTTGACCTTTCAACTGAGCATTGTAGTCCTGACGGTATTGGTCTTTGCTCGCTATTGCAGCTTGGTGTGCCGCTTGCGTATTCACGTCACCCTGGCTTGTCATCAGGTTTTGCATAGCCCTATCATACGCTTCAGTGCCAGCTTGTAAGCCTTGTTGACGAAGCGTTGTGTTGAACGCCTCCATCTGTCTTTCTTGCTCTGGTCTAGCTCTATCCATAACGCTGCCATAAATGGCGTCGCCATATTCCTGCATAGCGTCAGGATTCCACTGGATAGACTTAGGGGCATTGAACGCGCCTTGATTAGCTATTTGGTCAGTAAACTTGCCGCCTGCCTTTACAACAGCATCCTGTTGCGCTTTCAGTCTTGGATCGAGCTTTTCAGTTTGCGTCCATTCTTGGGTTTTATCTTTCTGTGCCGCGGCTAACTCTTCACGCCATTTAGCAACTGTGCCAGTCCGCCTATCCCAAGGCGTAGCGGTATCAATTTTCTTCTGTACAGCGTCAATAGCCGCTTGTTGATCTGGCGTGTAATAAGACTTACTGCTCCAGTTAATGCTGCCAAGATTGCCAACTTGGTTAGGACGGTCAGCCGTCGTTTGTGACAGCGCGGCTTTTCTGTCAATCTCAGCTTGTTGATCAGCTAACTTCGCATAATTTGGCGGCAATGGCGTATCGCCGCCGCCGGAACTAGAACCCCCCATATCATAACCCCCTTGAATTATTTAATGGCATGATGATACCCTCTTTACAACATTATCCCATAATGGGTTATTCAATATATGGCATTGTTCGCGTGTCATGGTATAAAACAATAAGTCACCGTCAGGACGGTAATCTTTAATTCTTGCTTCCAAATGATACCCTAAATGCTCACAAAGTTTTTTACTATCGGCATTTGAATCGGCTACCTTGCCAACCACTTTATGGACGTTCAAGTGGTTGAACGGATAGTCACAAATAGCGGCAAACCATTCACGGCTAGGTGTAGCACCATCATCTACCCAGATATGTCCATAGATAGATACGGTATTATACCCCTCATAGATTGCGCCTGAAATCAATGCCCCATCTTCCAAGCAGAATATCCCCTGCATGTTGTTGGTAGGGTCTAGCATGATTTCCCTGCATACCAGAGGAATATAGATAGGGTCAGTAGAAATCGTTTTCATATCACCCCCCCATTCTCATAAATGACTTCAAACGCTACAAAATTTGTAGGATTGATGTTAGCAACCCGCATCCGCAAAGCGCCAGCATAACCAAGACCAACAACGGTAGACCATGGTCGAAAAACATTCTCTGATGTAGACCATACCGACTGACTCCACCTAGCTTCATCCCAAAAAGCGCCCCCCAGCGAGCGAACCGCTGGGGCATTGTAAGACGTTGTTAGACCAAGATTATAGTCAACCGCTATGGATACTTGTATAGCAGGCTCAGAAAGAGACTGGAATATAGGTCTAACCATTTTAAAATGTTTTAACGCTGTTGGATTGCCAAGATATGAGAAAGCTGTAAGAAAGCTCCCCTCGATAGCAGTTCCACCAGTTCCGTCTAATAAAACCCCGTCAAGATATGATTCTGTAGGGCTATGAGAGTAAACCTTGCCATCAGAAGAACCAAAATAAGGTATCCCGTTGAATATACCAAAGCAACTAGCCGGAAGGTCGTAAGCACACCACGCGCCGGTTAAGCAGTTCATAACAAACTGAACAGGGGCGGAATTACTTGTAGAAGGCAAAACGACAACCAACGACTGCATGGAAGGCGCGTTATGTATTTCCCATGGCAGAATGTTGCCGGAATTAGCCGATAAAATAATGCTATTTAAGGTCTTGCTAATGTTCTTACTAAGAGCCGACTCGTACAGCGACTCGGTAGCGATCCCCTGGACAACCTTACTTAAAGGTATAATGCCTGACTTGGTAAGCATAATAACATCGCCGCCAAGGTCAGCATGGGATAGCTTGCCAATAGGCGGGGAAACATAATAAACAGATACCAGAGAGAAAGAATCAGCACTATCAGGGTCAGTGCCTTGATAGATAGCTATCTCGCCCATACTGGAACGAAAAACAAAATTGTCATCCATCCCAATGCCAGAATCAAAACTCCACGTGCATATCTCAAAGATATTGCCGCCACGCTGAAAAACACTGCCAAGATAAAAAGGTCTAGCAATGCCGCTTATAGCATCGGTTCCAAGATACCAAGCCGTCATTGATTCTTCTTGGACAAACCATAACCTGCCCTTAAAAGCCGTCACAAATGAAAACGTCGAGGAATCAACCCCCGCAACTTGACCGGGTGAAGAAGGCGGGGGGGATGCTGGAACAAGGGTAAAACTTATCCAAGTAGAGCCGTCGTATAAAGCAGCAGGATCAACACCATTAACCACTACAAGGTAGTTGCCAGCTACATTAGAAAATATAACGCTAGAAACATCGCCATTATTTAATGGGTAAACCAATACCGGAGAGTCCGTCCTACTAGAAACGTCCCATATCCCTACAGACGTGGTGGCGAACATTTTAGACGTGCCATCAACCCCTACATAGGTTATTAGTTTAACAATCGCCAAATCTCTATTGGGGTTATCGGGGTCTGTTATGTTAGTAACCCACTCTCGATACCCAGATCGCAACGATAAAGACTCATTAGAGGGATAGAAATTAAGCAGAGACACACAATAGCCATTTTCCATATTGGCAAGAGGCTGGGTATCATTTATCCCCATAGTCGGTGCTGGAGAGCTTACCGCCTGACTTATCTGCTGGCGACCAAGGCTAGTTGCCATAAGTATTGCCATCGGGGATATTGCCCCATCCTATCAGCGGGCAGGAGGAATTTCCGGCTAGGTTTATTACTCTGGCGCCTTGCATCTGCGCTTTCTCGCTGTTCAGCATATAGTTGAACTCTTGGGCAAGCAGTGTAGTGTCAAGCCCCTTGGCAGCCCATAGTTTATTCTTCAGCCCTGCAATCAGCAGCCTTCTATCAAATTGCGGCACATCATTATCTAAAACTATCTTGCTCTTAAATAATGCGGGGTTATTTCCGTCCTGAACCCAGTTCTTCGATATGTAATACAATGAAAACTGTTCCCCAACACCTGGTACAGGATAAATGGCATATTCGTTATCCAATATACGGTATTGAAAAGCAATGCCTGGCGCAACAATGCCGTATTTATTCCAAGACCATACTTGCGGGCTGACAGGCCCCATTAAAGGACGGTGATCGCTAGAAGCCCATTCAGTCTGATTGATCTGTCTGCCATAGTCAGATGGCAACGGGAAAGACTCGCTAACCCCGTCGCCAACAAAGCCCATTAACTTCTCAAGATTCTGCCAATCATGCGCCCGCAGCAACTCATCGCCTAATGAGTTAAGAAGCCCGAGCGCCTGATAACCGGAAGCATCAGCGGCAGCAGCGCGCAAGTTGACGACACCAAGCCCCAATTCTTGGAATGCCGTATTAACAATGTCTGTAGCTGTGCTGTAATTCGGCATCTAAATGCTCCTAAAAACCGCTACAACGGGTGCAAGCCTTATAGCGGTGGGGCAGTATCCCCAAATCTATTACTCTGTTTCTACACTATCGGAACGTTTGCCTTTTGATGTTTTTGGCATATCAGCAAGCATTTTTTCCATATTAGAAAGGCGCTCTTTCAGCTCCTCATTCTCTTTGTGCATAGCATCAAACGGTGCAGCATCCGACGCTTTCTTGATAAATGCCGCCGCCTTGCGTTTGAGTTCATAAAGACCGGGGCCTCTTGTACATGCTTGGTCATTCAATTCAGCCAACTGCTCTAAAGTCCTGACCTTGATATAGGACAATTCCTCGACCATTGACCGGCTAATCCAAGTCACTTCAGTCAGAGGCGTTCCAACCACTTGCTCGTTATCACCTTCACGGAAACGGATATACGCATCACGGAATCGCGCTTTGTCTTGTGGGCGCGCAGGGCGACGGACAATGTTGGTTCCATTGCCTGCGGCAATAATTTCTACAAACTCAACTTCGTCGAAGATAGGTCTGCCAGCTTCTTCTGTCTTGGCATCGTTCTGCATGGGGCGATAATAAAACTTACCATAGACACCAGCCGACGAAGCGACGTTTTCAAAATCTTTAGGATCGTACTCTGCTACTTGACTCATATTTGCACCTATTTAATGTTGCAGGTCTATGCCTGCGGGTTACGCCGGATAATTACCGGCTATTTCAGGAAGTCAGCGTATTAAGCTCATCCTGTGTTTTTGGGTTCATGTAAAATCCAGCATTGAAAATATAACCGTCAAGGTTGGCAATCCCGTAGCCAATATACAACGAATCGACGCCGATTGGCATAGCGCACGATGTATCAGATGTTCCCGTCGCGCCATTGAAAGACCGTAGGAACGAATTAGCAGAGTATGAAGCAGCGAACGAGAAATCGCTAGTTCCAGTGGCGCCCTCGGCTATATTGGATTGCTCTACTGTAGCCGAGTAAACAACGTTGCCAATCGTGTCAGACAGAGAGAAAATCATAATTGCATTATCAGCCGACCCGTCTGTTAGTCCCATAAAGCTACCGTATGTCACAGTGCCGGATGGCATCCGACAATCAAACGACAAGCTGTACCCGCTAGTATCAAAATCAGGCATACCGGAAGTGCTGATCAACAGAGAGTCGGCATCTCTAGTAGCGGTAGCGCCAGCGGTTTTTATGTAAGAACTGCAAATCAGGGTTTCTTCTACCTGTGCGCCCCAAATAGCAATAGCATTTAGACCAGAACCAAGATAGGTAACATTGCCGCCAACAGCACTATAAATAGCCACGTTAGCATCAGCAACAGCGGTGCGGCTAACAGAACAGCGATACCACCCATTACCAACTATTTCTATCTTACCGGAGCCGGAAACAATAGACCCAGCACCAGACAGTTCATACACCGTAATAATGCCGCCAAGCTGAAGCCCAACCTGAGAGCGATAAACGGCCTTAACAAATACCGAAAATGTATTATCAGCCCCGATTGTAGCTGGCGACGCCACAATATAATGCGCGGCTGGCGCGCCATCAGTAGTTTCAGCCAATATATCAGCCGTTACCAGGCCATTAGGCGCGGTAGCAGCGTTGGGGGAAATGGTTGATCCAACCCAAGACCAAGGAGCGCCGGTAAAAACTTCGCTTTGCGTCACAATGTTAACAGCGACACTTTCAGGCCAATAAGCGTACTGGCCTGTAACTACATCGTAATGCGTACCAAATTGATCGGCGGCCAACTCAACAACCATTCCATCTTGGACAACATTTTTAACAGTCGGCCTAGCAAATGTCGCCCCAAGCGCGGTAAGGTTTTCCGGCAGGTCTAATAGCAATGTATCGAAGTTAAATATATATCCAGCAACAGGTATATCTGAAGCAGAGTTCCAGAAAGCGCGCTGAATATCGTTATACGTGGTCAAGCCCTGACCAGCAAGCGCGGCGTTCATTGCCGCTGCTATCTTTTCCTGTGTTGTGCCGTCAACATAACCGTACTGATTTGCCAGTATTAGCCACAAATCATCAAGCGTAGCCGTTGCCGGCGCTGCAGGGGAAAGAAGGCTACGTAACCATGCTGAAATCTTGTCGTTAGCTGTCCCCGTAAAAGCAGACAGCCTCGACATTACCCCGTCATTGAGAGTAGCCACCCTAATACCTTACTGCGGGCAAGTCAGAAATACTTTCTTAGCAGAAGCATCAATAGCAATAGCGCAGATATGATCTGTTACCGCCGCTGATACATCCAGAGTGCCGTCTGTAGAGCCAACAGGGGTCAAAGCGTTTCCATCAGCACCAGCAGTCAGAGCAGTAGTCAGAACAGCATAACCTGTAACCTGAATCCAGCCATACCCACCAGTAGCAATAACAGCTTGCAACACGCCAGCGCCCACGCCAGCAGAATCAGACAAGTCTGAAGTCACTTCAGTATAAGCACCAGCAGAAGCGCCAGAAGGCGCGTAGTAGTAACAGAAGTTACCGGCAACAGCAGCTACAGTGCCAGCACCAGAGTTGTACTTAACGTACTTGTACAAAGCGCCAGACTCATCGACGCTGCCCAAAGTACCTACAACAAACTCAGCAGTCTCAGACGAGGTGCGTACCTTTGTTGTATCCAAACCAATAATTACATTAGACATGATGTTTTCCTCAAATTAGTGAGAAAGAATGGCGGTATTGCTACCGCCAATTCTATCAGGTGAACCCAGCCAACCGACCGGAGAACTGAGCGCCTGAACAAGTCAATGCACCCGCCCAAGCCAAGATTTGCACTTCTGCATCTTGGTTGATTGAGTAACGCTTGTTAGGTGACAGGCTCACGAAGTTACGTGAGGTATGCGGACGGTAGTGCAGGTATTTAGTGTTCAACATGAACGCTGTACCTGACGGGCAGAAGCCACCGATACCGCCATCCAACACAACATCAGCGTCCATAAACTTGACAGAAGGGAAGCCAAGGTTAGCAGAGCTAGGGTCAGTGAAACGCTGATTGGCTTGCAAGGAAGCAACATAAGCTGCCCATGCCTTGTTATCCACCATAATCAGGTCAGGACGATCCATACCGCGTACCAAAGAAGCCCACATTCTGTTGAAGTCGGCTTGGATAGTGGCGTTAGTAGCAGAACCGTTGTACTGAGTGCGCCAGAAAGACCAAGTAGTACGGTCAATACCACCGTAAGTATCAGTCTGAGAAGCTGTAGCAACATCAGGGCAAGCCGCATCAAGACCTACGATAGACTTACCAGCGTACGCTGTGCCGTCAGAGTAAAGGCCGCCGCAGATAAGGTTCTGCATAGTGCCTTCTGCAACGTCAATACGTGCTGATAACAGGTCGATCATTTGCTCAGGGCCAGCGTTCTGTAGCAATTCAAGACCAGAGATAACAACAGGGCAAGCTGCCTGCTTAATATCGAACTGAGCTGCAGAGATAACGTCCTGTGCCGCTACTGGCAGCAAGTCATAGCCAGAATAGAAGCCAGCATTTGCATTTTCAGCAAATGACAGTTCTTCATAAATCAGGCGACCACCGCTAAAAGTACGTGATTTACCACGGCTTTCAAGGCGAGACAGGATGGCATTGTTTTTTGTTACGTTGTCAGCAATCTTCTTGCTGCGCTTTTCAATGGTAGTGGCGATAATATCGCTCACTGAAGCATTAGCGAATGACATAGTGAGTCCTCCTCGGACAAGTTAAAGGGAAATTGTCTTTCGAGGGGTGTCCTCTGGTTGGCGGGGTATCCACCGTGGGATAACCCTACCATACAGTTTTACGTATTACAACAAGTAAATAGTGGAAGATACTTATAATCTTCCGGTTGATGCCGTAAACGCCTTTCTCAGCGTGTCGCCTATGCTGTCATTGGAATCGTCGTCAAGATCAACGTTCACCGTATTGCTAGGTTTGACACTAGCGCCTACGGCTTTGGATTGGCGATTGACCACTTGACCAACTGACGAACCCCTTACTTGTCGATCAATTAAAACAGATCGTATTTCAGGATGCGCCCAGGTTGCAATCTCATAGGCTTGGTTCAAGTCCTGACAAACACCACGCTCGATTAGATCGGCCATCGCATAGCGAACGTCGTTAAAGAACTCTTGCTGTTGCCCAAAGTTGCTCACTTCATTGTTAACGATAGCCTGTTCTTGCTGGTCACGCCATTGACGTATTTCGCCCAATTCCCTACGTATCTCTTCAGGAACCTGCATTTGCGATGGAGTCTGTAAAACCTTTTGCCCTACGGACTGGTTGATAATATCCCGTAGTGGGATGCCGTATTGGTCTGCAATCCCTAACAAAGCATCAAACTTTTGCGGCAGTTCCGCTGTCCGCAAAACGCGCTCTGTGTTCATAACGCTGGCAACATGGCGCTGTGGATCAACCCCGATAGAGCCTAATTCCCTAAATATCGGGTCAAAGTTTTCCACGAATTGCTTAACCGGCGCATATTGTTCTTGTAGCTTTCTAGCGCCCATCGTCGCATTTTCTTCGCGCCTGGTAATTTCTTGGCGTATTTCGATAGGTAGGTTAGCCCATCCTTCCCTTGCCTTTGGAGTCCAGCTAGAAGGGGCGCGCTCTGGCGACCAAGTGCCTTGATCCTGTTCTGCAGCGCCGGTTGTTGTGTCTGTAACAGGCTCATCAGCCTTGGTTTTAGATTTGAACTTGCCGTTTTCGTCACGGGTGCTAACCGTTTCAGTTGATTCAGTAGAATCTGTGTCAGTCGATGTATTTGCATTGATAGCCGCAGATTCCTCTGTTGCCGCCGCCTCTCTAACAATGTCTTGTATTGATTGGTCATCATCTTTATCACTCATCTTCTTGCACCTGTTTAACGGGTTTATAGCCATCCCTGACTTGGATTGCTGCCGACATAATGTCATCGACTAGCTCTTTTTCTGTTGATATTGGGGTCATCGGCTTTTGTTTACTGAACGAGCCGGATAGCACTTGTTCATTGCTGTAGCCATCAGCAAGACATTCGACGCCGTTGCGTTTGTTATGTTCGGCCATATCCCTGTGATTAGCAATGATAGTACCGTCTACTGTAGATCGGAACGGTTCAAACTTGCCACGGATAAAACCACGGGGGGCGGCAAATATCCGCTTTCCCATCCTGACATCGCAAGCGGGGCAAATAGGGGTGTCGAGTCTTTCTTCTACGGGTCGTAAGTATTCAGCGGTGATTTCGCACTCAGGGCATTGGCTTTCATAAACGGGCATCGTTAATCATCCAGTAGTAGCAGAACCATCGCATAGTCATTCATTAACCTATGGCGTTCTAGTTTGCAAGTGATATTGTACTCAAGAAGTAGCAGCGTGTCAGCCATGCGCCTATTCTCAAGAATAATACGTTCGTTGTGTTCTTTGTCATAAGTCTTTGCAATGACTTCAGGTTCAATATCGTTAATCGGTTCGTCAATGAAAACATTTTCAACTGTCTTAGGCTTGTCAAACTCACGAACAATCGTTTGCGCGATATGGTAAGCGCCATCATCCCATCCGTGGGGGGATGTAGACCCTATCTGAAAGGCATTGCGCTGAAACGCTGAGAGCTGAAACATTACTGATCTTCGCGTGTGTTCATACCGCCCGTCACCCAAGAAGGCGTGCCGGTTGTAGATTTAGCGCACAGTGTCACCCACTCGCCCGGCTGTAATACCGCTTCCTCGTTGTTAATGCCGCTTGAGTTGAACTCATGGTCTATTTCACCCGTATCGCCCATGTGACCCGACCACAAGATACGACCACCCGTTACATATTGCGCTGAACTGTCATAAGTCGCGCAAGAATCAGCATCACCGGCTAATTGGGCAAAGTTAGGGTTGCCAGTTAACGAGCCGCCTTTGATCAAGTACATAATTACAGGGCTTGTGTGTTTACAGGATGCGGTCACAGACATCAGGTTAATGACCGCCTGATTTAATCTCCCCTTGAAGTACCGGACGTTTTGCAAGGTAAATAGGCAATGATAATTAGCAGCCCCAACCGTAGTGAGTTGGTTGTAGTAACTGTAAGCGTTACCAGTAAGGACTTTCTGCCCCTCGATAAACCCGCCAACAGAGCCGCATTTAACAGATAAATCCGTTCCTGATACACCTGTTTTAGTCGTGGACATAGTGAACTGGAATGATGGGTTTCCAAATGACGTGGTAGTCAGTGTATTGGGAAGGCGCAAGGTATGAACCGTTGCCCATGTTGCGTTATTACCTCCGGGAGCTACTTCTACCTGAAACTTGATAGCCCCAGCGCCTAGGTACTGCATCCCAATCTGGTACACGTTCATCTTTGTCTGATCAATCGTGACACCACTTGCCCCAGTGCCATCCATCTTGTCGCCATTCCAATCGGCCTGAGCGATAAACTGCGTAGTGATAGCAACGCCAGCTTTTGTCAATGCAAATGTACCCGCTAAGCCTGATGATGTTCCAACCGCTAAAGAGTAAGTGCCAGACGTTGGGCCAGTTGTAGCTCTTTGAAATACAACCGTTGCGCCGATAGCTTGCGCCTGCCATCCCGGATAAGACCCTTGCGCCAATTCCCATGCCAATCTGTACACGTTATTGGCATTGGTCACGGCGATGTTATGGGCAACACTGTTAAGCGTTACAACAGCATTCCCCGCAGTAGCAGCGCCGGCCGATACAGTCAATGTGCGACACTCAACTACGCCGCGTTGCGAGTAGTAGATACCGTAATCCGCGCCGAAATTACCAAAGAATAGACCGTCCTCAGAATGCCCGAACCCCGCTACCTGAAAGCCGCCTGTTTCGCCCGCGCTGAACGCCGCAGTATACCGCCCGATAAATCCCTGACCTGCTCTATACCGTAAGCGCTTCTTAGTAACTAACGAACCGCGCCCGAATTGCGTAGTGCCTGACGTTACCGTGAAAGTAGAGTCGGGAGCGGTAGCCGTACCGGATAGAATAGTTGCTGAAGTCCACTGCTCAGCATTCACACCATAAACCGCGTCCATCTGAAAGATAGGGGTCATGTTTTCAACATGAATACTGCCAAACGGCAGAGTTGGGTCATGTAATGCGACTTCTAAGTGACCTTCGGGCGTGACAGGCACGTTGACGTATGAACCGGAATCTGTCTGCCCCATCAAGATACCGCGTGTCAGCACTGCATCCGCATCGCTCTGCACTGTGCTGTTTAACGCGCTTGTCAGGATAGGCTGTTGACCGGCTAACGATTGCATTCTAAAGAACGTCTGCAATGAACCCGTATTAGTGAATACAACCCTGAACCATTTGCGGGTAACCGTCAGTCTGTGAACCTCGTTAACATTGGCAACAACCGTGAACGATAATGAGCTGTCAGCATTCACACCATCAGGCGAGAATTGCATGTAAAGCGTTCCGGCTTGATCGGTCTTTGCAGCGGTGACTACTGAACCGTACTCGCTAACATCGACCCACTCGCCCGTAAAGGTTGCCCCGTTTGCTAATACGTCAGATGTTGAATTGCCTATAAGCTCCACGCCTAAGCCCTCGATAAAGTGTTCAGCATTCCAATCGGATGGCAAGACAATATCCGCTAGTGTTGTGCCTGGCGGATAAACCCCTTTCGTGATTTGAAAGTCAAGCTGAGCCTGATTCCAATCGGCTATGGTATCTACCTTAGCATGGGTAATAGTGACAGCCATCAGTCAGTGCCTTCAATTTCGCCTTCTTCATTCGTGTTAATACGGTCTGGCAATTCATAGCCAACCCGCTCAACCCCGATAGGATTGCCCATTGCATCCTTGATAATGCGTTTAGGCGCAGTTAAAGCTCTGGTCAGCTCTAACACTGTTTCCATCGCTTCCTTCTGTCCACTCTC